GCAATTAGTTGCGCCACAGGAAAAATTATTATTGGAAATACAACAATATCTTCTGGTTTGGGTAGCTATCAAGGAAACGATGATATTTATCTTTCACTTTCTACATATGAACCCGCAGAAGTTATTGTATGGCATGATTCTAGTTCAAGTCTCAACGCTACAAAAATTCGTGAACTCTTTCATTTAAATTATGATATTCCGCTTCATATTCGTCCCTATATTTCTCAAAAAGGCGCCGTTAAAAAGGAAGAGGATATTTTACTACGAGCATTTGCTATGGAACGGGCTATGCTTTTTGCCGAACTTCAGATTGACCGAAAACCCGATGTCCGCAGAGTTCTAGCACATCTTTTAGCATTTGTAGAAGAGCATAATCCCGCACTTATTAAAAATCTAAAGCTGCCCACGGATTTTCAAGCATCTGAATTTGTTCGTCTAGGTAATCATACCCTAGAACAAGTTGGAATGATTAATAAAAATCGGGATAGACAGAATGAATGCTATTTTCATTATTTTAATAAGGTTCAAACAGCATGTGGGCGCCGTTCTTTAAAACAACGTCTGCTACAACCCATTAAGAATGTGGCGACACTAAGAAATCGTGTAGCTGTAATAGATCAATGGATAAAAGCCACAGGAAAACAAGATGTACTAGATAGTCTAAAACGGGTTTATGATATTGAAAAACTATATCGTCGCCTCCAACTTCGTGTAGCCACACTTGCTGATGTTTATAAATTATTGTCGTCTATTTTTGCCACAGGGGACGTTATTACAGCCACTGAAGCCGCAGGATTCTCGGAAACAGAGGATGGCAAAAGTATCCGCGAACTTATCAGTGAACTGAGGCAGCGATGGGATCTTACCAAGCTAGCATCTATTCGGGATGCAAAGGAGATTGAATGTGTGAACCCTTGGCTCTTACCAAATGCTTCCAACCTTGATACATACGAAAAGGAATGGAAAGAAGCCAAAGAGGAATATGCTAGGATTCTAGCAGAATGTCGTACAATTGTTCCTGATGGTTTTCAACCTTGCCGTGAAGATGACCGTCCTTTTGCTGTCTATGCTACAAAGACCCGCTGTGAAAAAGTCTTTAAAGCAAAAGTCCTTACAGCTAGTCTACGCATTGAAGATATGAAAGGAAGTTTCTATTTGCGTTCATCTGAGATTGATACTCTAAATCAGCGGGGATTGAAGATTCTAAAAAGCTGGGCCACAGAGTGGGAGCGGATTTGGCTACAGGAGACTACAGAACTTTCTGCTAGTCTCTTGGCTGTATTCCCGCAGATTGTTCAATTTATTGCGGAAACTGATGTGAATCTTAATTTGGCATTACGAGCAGAGGAATACGGATATTGTTTGCCGGAGTTTGTTGAAGAAACACAATCGGGTCTTTGTACAGAGGGATTACGACACGGTATTTTAGAAAGAATTCGTACAGATATAACATATGTCCCACATAATGTAGCGCTTGGTTCACTTGCTAAGGATAGTACGATAACTCCATGTTCATCCGAATCAGGTATTCTATTATTTGGCGTAAATAGCAGCGGAAAGAGCAGTTTAATGAAAGCGATTGGTCTCAGCGTTCTGCTGGCCCAAGCAGGTTGCCCCGTTCCTGCCACTCGGTTCCAAATTGCGACTTATTCATCCATTTTTACACGCATTCTCGGAAATGATAATTTGTGGGCTGGAATGAGTTCATTTGTAGTGGAAATGACAGAATTCCGGAACATCTTGGAGTATTCCGATGAGAAGAGTCTCGTCTTAGGAGATGAACTCTGTGCTGGAACTGAGACATCATCTGCCGCATCTCTTGTTGCGGCAGGTCTAGAAAGTCTACTGGAAAAGCGTGCTTCCTTCTTCTTCGCTACTCATCTCCATGAACTCCAGCGCTTCCCCGAACTAATGGGTTTGAAAGGTCTTAGATGGCTTCATTTGCGTGTACGATTTGATCCAGTCACTGGCACACTAATCTATGACAGAGACTTGCAAGAAGGATGTGGTCAGATGAATTATGGACTAGAAGTCTGTCGTGCTCTGCGTATGCCAAGCGTATTTTTGGATAAAGCAGTGGCCTTTCGCCGCCGTCTTCAGGGAGCAGCGCCTTCTATACTAGAAGCTCCCCAGAGTCGGTATAATCCTGATGTAATCCGTCGTGAATGTTCTATTTGTAAGAAAAATGGTCATCGTGACCTGGAAGTTCATCATATTATTCATCAGGAAAAGGCGGTTAAGGGATTTGTGACCCCTGGAATTAAAAAGAATCATGCTGGAAATCTAGCAGTCCTATGTGAAGAATGTCATACAAAACATCACGCAGGAGAAATTACTATTATAGGTTGGAAAGAAACGTCTTCTGGAAAAGTCTTAGTTGCTAACGACTTGACGAAGAAGCCGATGCTGCTTTAACAGCGGCCAAATCAGTCTTTAGTGTCTGAACTTCAGACTTGAGTGCCTGAACTACACTCTCCAAATCCTCTACACGCTTATTGACAGTCTTCTGCTGGTCAGTCGTGGTAACAACAATAGCCTTAAGTTGCTCCTGTGTGGTCGCAGTCGCAGCAGTCGCATTTACAATCGCAGAACGAACGCTATTAAAACGATTACCATTACGTCCAACACTGCTCATTTATTAAGCCAAACAAACGAGTCAGAGTAATTTAACGCGGTCAATATAAATTTGAAAGTAATTTAAAACACAATAGAAGGTAAAATGCTTATTCCTATTCGCTGTTTTCATTGTAATAAGCTTCTAGCAAACAAGTGGGAGTATTATCAGCGTCGTCTTAAGGAAGAGAAGGGTGATGCTTTTGGTAAACCCAAGTATTTTGATGGAAAGAATAGTTTAGATACGCCTGAAAAGAAGATTTATGAAGAACTTCATCTTATTCGGTATTGCTGCCGAAAGACACTTTTAACAACCGTTGATTTACTGTCCAAATTTTAAAGGCCTTATCATAGAGAATGGACCCCTTAAAGTTTCTAGATGATTTCGTAATCACACCGACAAATCAGACGGCGAAAGCAGCCTCAGGAGGTTTTGCTAATATACTCAATTATTTCACAATGTGGTCTGTTGCGTTGACAGCAATTGTAACTATTTTTATCTTAATTCCCCTGGTCCCTAAAGCGCCTGCCAATTTAGTTATTTTGCTCTGCAGTGTGGCTCTAGCAGTGGGAATATATCTCCATGTAAATCAGTTTGGTGCTGAATACAGACTCAGTACATGGCAGAACAATCTTCAATTCTACGGAAGTATTACTATCCTGATGCTTGTTATCTTTTTGTCCCTAGGCTTCTTTTATTACAACAATGACCCCGCAACAAAGGCGGCGGCCGACGGTATGTTCAGCCGTGCTGCTAATACGGTATCTTCTGGTACTCGTGGCCTTTCTAATTTTGCTATGTCTGGTCCCACTGTTGCTTAAACAAGATTCTTAAAATTTTTGAGTTATTATATTAGAGATGGCGACAGAAAAGGTCAGTAAGCGCAAGTCGCGCGGTTCATTGAAATCTAACTCAGTAAATACTAAGGTTACTAAGTTTGATACTGCGGTTTTACGATTTCTCCGTAGAACTAATCCTACTCCTGAGAAACTGGTTGCTTTTATTCAAGATGAATGGCTAAATAAGACGAAGTCGTATCTTCCCGCTTCAACGGCTAAGAAGATTGCGAAGCGTTTTGCGCACTTACAGATGAGCAGCAAGACAAGAAAGAATCGCAAGCAGCAGGGTGGCGCGGCTTTAGTAGGGTCTCCCCTGACAGATGCGTTTGGACCTGGTTCTCTGACACCGGCTCTTCTCAAGATGCCTGCGGATGTCACAGTAAGCAGTCAGTTCGCAGCATCAAGCCCTGTAAGTTATTACAGTATCGCACAGGACCGCGGTATTCCCGCAAGTGGATGGGAAGGTTATGGACCTAAGCCTGGCATGGGCGATAATACGGTTTCAAGGAGCCGCACCCGCAAACAGCGTGGAGGAGCAGCATACTCTCTCCCCGGTTCAGTTCCCATGAACTTATCTGAAATGGGAATTAACACCGCGCTCGGTGTTCGCAATCCCGTATTTTCAACTGGCAATCCTGTTATCCCGGGTTTTGCGCAGACATATGTTCCCCTCAAGGGAGAACTTGATAACTCAGCGATGAGAATCACCAGTGCTCTCCCGCTTGTGTGGAAGCCAACTGCGTAGAGGACGCTTTAAGTAAATTTTTAAATTTTAGTCGCAGTTAGACTGCCTGAAATTTATAGAGTCCGAAAATAGGTAATGGCATCCAGTCAACCGAATATCAGTGATTTAGCAGCAAGACTTATAACACTTTATTTTACAAATTCAACTACGAATTTATCAAGATATGCCATTGATAGTTACAATTACTTTGTAAGTAAAGAATTACCTGAGTTGATTTTTAATCAGAATCCAATTACTATTCTAAAAGAACCTCTGGGTTTTACTGATTCCCAAGGTATTAAGCAACTATCCGGCATGTATGCTTATAAAACGGAAATCTTCATTGGCGGAGAAGTGGATAAAGCTGAGAATTTAGGAATTCAATTTGCGTCTCCAATCATAACACTGGATGACGGTAAAACAATTCGCCGGATGTTCCCCCAAGAAGCCCGTCTTCGTAATTTATCATATACTGTTTCAGTTCTAGCAGATATCCGAATCAAGGTAACAATGACCACTGTCAACCCTGGTACAGGTACAGGCGGTGTCCAAGCAGTCTATTCATCAACTGAAATAATGAACATGGAACGCAAGGGATATTCTTTATTTAATCTTCCTATTATGCTCCGCTCAATGCTATGTGCAACGAATACACCTGAGTTACCACGTCTTAAGTCCCTAGGAGAATGTCAATATGACCAAGGCGGCTATTTTATTATTGATGGATCCGAGAAAGTCTTGATTACAAGCGAAGAGACAGCATTTAATTCAATCTATGCCGGAAAGAAGCCTGAGTCGGACTTGAAAATCGCGGCCTATGCTCGTTGCTCATCACTGAATCCGAAAAACAAGCAGATTCGTCAAACAGCTCTTCATGTGGACCGTGAAGAGGGATCAATTCGTGTAAGTTTACCGTTTATTCGCGGCTCAGTTCCGCTATTTATTGTCTTCCGTGCTCTTGGTGTCCAATCTGATGAAGACATCATCAATATGATTCTACCCGATATGAATGGACAAGAGATGAAACTGCTGGAACCCTGGCTAATTGCGTGTGTTCATGACGCATATCCTATCTTAGATACGTATCTAGCCCATGAATTCCTTAAGACATTGACCAAGGGATTTCAAAAAGAGACAGTTCTTGATATTTTGCTAAATAATACTTTTATGCATGTTCCGAATACATTTGCGGCAAAGGCTCTATTCTTGGGTGAAATGACGCGCAAACTTCTACGTGTGACTGCTGGATTAGATGAAAATACAGACCGTGATGATATTCGCAATAAACGCTATTTTACTGCTGGAACTCTTGTTCGTGAATTGTTTACTGAATGCTGGACAACATGGCGTAAAGGATTTATTTTAACAATTGATAAGGAATACAACTACAATAAGACAATTTATGAAGGTAT